AAAATTATTTATAACCGTTGAACCATTTTTTTCTAATAAATTCAATACAGATTGTCCATTATACAAATAAACACCTTGAGTATTTACCCAAGCAATTCCAAAATCTGTTTTACATACAGCACCTGGACTATCTACTCCTTTATATAAAAAAGTATCTTCTAAGAATTCTACATCCTGAGATATATTTATTAAATGCATCTTTTGTTTTTTAAACTGAAGAATCCTATCTGCATATTCTTCAAGCTTTATTATCTCATCACCATCTTGATTACTTGCAATTATCTTTCTTGAAATAGGAAATGTATCAAATTTACCAGGCATTGATTTATACATTGCATCACCTTCATGAACTATAACGCCATCATCATTTGTTCTATTTACATTTCCAACATATACCTGCCTATTAGCTACAACAGCAGTCTTCCAACCTTCTGAAGTTCCACCTATTGAGACAGATTCGTCATGCTTGTAACCATTGATGGCTCGATAAGTCCAAGGACTAGGATCTTCAATAGCACCTAGGTCAACATAACAATATCTATTACTTGGTGCATCCCCACTTCCGGTTGCATTCTGCACAGTCCAAGCCGTATGTTCCGATGTAAGATCGCTCCTTACTCCATCTACTAAACTTATATCAGCTAAAAGAGTCCAATCATCCTTAACTCTTGCTTTTCTAACATAAACTCTTCCACCTATAATAAATGGATCATAGGGTGCAGTTGCATGTATCATTACATCAATTGCCTTACCTGCTGTCATTTTTTGTCCACCAAGAGTAGTAGGCTTATTTCCATGATCATCAATAACCAATATATTTGATTCTTGATTCCCTTGATATATAAAAGTAGTGCCTACTTCATAATACTCCTCTTCCCAGTTGCCATCAGTACTTGATGGTTGTAAATATACATCCCAACCTAAGCCAGGAGCTGGAAATACTTTTATTGCTTCACCAACCCAATTACCACTTTCATTATTAGCTACTGTTCTTATATAATCTTCAGCAGTCCCAGCTGCTACCATTCTTGCCTGATTACTTCCATCTGTAGAGATCACTATATGCTTATCAGTCATATTATCCCAACCTGCAAATGGATCAACAACAGTACTATATTCTACAGTAGTTGAATCATTAGCAACTGCATCAGTATCAGTAAATGATATTAAACCATATAGACCTACTGTTGGCTTAGCAAGATCAATATCCTTTGAATACCATCCAGAATAAGTACCAAGACCTTTTGATGAAGCGTTAGCAGCAGTTGAAAAATCAACTCTTTCAATGTATCCAAACCATTTATTTTTACAAGAAGCTCCAAAATTTCCATCACTTACACGAACACCACCATCTGCAATAAAGAATGCAGGTTGTACGGTACCTACTCCAGTACCAAGATCTATTACAGCTGAAGCTGATAAAACATCCGTATTAAAAGAATAGCATTTTATACTTGCACCTACTCCACCAGAACTACACATTAAATAATCATCGCCAGTTTCTGCTGGTATTACTCTATAATAATCATCATCTGCATCATCCCAACTATTATCACTACCACCTGCTAAGGCACTAACTGTTATAGTGGTACCGTCATTATCTGTTATTACACCAGAGCTACCATCGGTATCATTTTTAATAGTTGAGTTTATTAATTCATCAGTAGTAAAAGAACCTGAAGAATCTGTCATTATAGTAGCGTGATCACTTCCTGTATGCTGACCAGTAAGTTCAGCTTCAGTTCCATTATGAGCTAAGGTTCTATCATGAGACCATGCAAATAAACCAAATCCTCCAGTACTTATATCATTTGAAAGAACATCAGGAGCATCGTGAGCAATAAAGGTACCAGAAGTTTTTAATCTACCTTTTTTTGAAACATTTACATTTGTAGCACCTGCTAATTCGTTATCGCTCAGGTCTCTAGGATCATTTGAGTCATTTAACCCACCATCAAATCGTTCTATTTTCCAAACTTGTTTAGGCATTGTTATTTTTTACTTGATTTTTTCCATTTTTTTCGCTTATAAGTTAAATACTCTGAAGCTTCAATGGGATTAAAAATTGTCGTTATAAGTCGGTTATCATCATGATCATATTGTGGATCAACTATTGTAACAGGACAGTTAAATATATTCTTATCATCTAATCCTAATTTGTCTGCATAGTTATCCATTATTTTAAATGATGCTACTTGCAATGCGTGACTTATAAGACCTGATGCTGGATCTTTCAATACTTGATATCCTGAAACATGAGTATGACCACAGGTAAGAATGTGGTCTTTCCAACCCATTTGAGCAGCTTTAGCTACACCATGAGCAGTATTCCACATAGAGTTACCCTTAAAAGTGTGCCTTGCATTTATTCTTATCTCTTGACCATTTGGGAACCTTAGGTTCATCCTTGCCCCCCAACGCTCATATAGCCCTTTATGATCACGCATTATGAATTCTAGGGGATCACCATCGCCTGACCAGACATCGTGGTTTCCTGCTACCAAATAGAGCCAATTAAGCTTATTTACAAAGTATTCAGTAAGTCTCCAGGATTCTTTAGCAGAAGTAGATTGCTGTCCATATAATGCAGCTAATCTTCCTATCCAGTTATTCTGTATATCACCAAGATTACCAGCATACATACCTTCTGTATTGTTTATAACATCCATGAACATTATGATCTGAGATAGATCTGTTCCATCATCATCAACATGAGGATCGCCAAAATGAGCTATACCTATTGGCCCATCTGACTCTATATTTATGTTGACTAACCTTCTTGTTTCTTTAGATGACTTTTTATAATCATACTTCTTCTTCCTATGAGCAATAAGCTCTTCAATAGGCATGTCATCTGGATCTTTATCCTCAACCGTAAAAGGAGAAGATTCTATTATTTCAGGTTTTAGTGTTTTTCTATAACAACTATTGCAATACCATTGCTGTTTTTTGCTATTCTTATAGTAACTCCACCCATCTCGTCTAAGAGATCTCCCCTTGCACCTAGGGCATGCGATGAGATTGTCATCGTTGTCCCTGGTGAAATCTTCTCCAGGCATTAATCTCGTATCTCTACATGGACTAGATCATCAAACTTATTATCTTTTATTTCTCCATCAGAATCCCAGTCTCCACCCCAACGGATCTTTAAACCTAGTGCATGTCCTATACCTCTTACCATGCCACCCATGTAATGAAAGCGTTCTCTATCGTTCCAGTCTATCGGGTAAGGAGCGAGATCAACAGCTTTTCCTTCCATGTGTTTGGAATACTTTACTTTAGTTTTCCCTTGTGCTAATAATTCCTGCTGCCGCTCCTTACTCCGTAATCCTTCAATAATGGTCACATCCATTATCTTTATTAACTCATTCAATACATTAACTAATCTAGCGTCTACGCCTTTTAGTCTTGTTCGACTTCTTTTTCCGAACCTTGGCATTTGAACTCCTTTTTTTTGATGGCCTACCTACTTGGGATCCGTATGTACCTTTACCTTGTGGCATTATTTACCTTTAAACAAACCTTCAAGAACATCTGTTACCACGTCAACTACCTTCTCAAAGAAGATCTGTTCTTTATCTTCACTAACAAATGGTATGTCAACTCTTTTATTGATCGCAGTAGCGATCTTTTCTGTCATTTCTTCAGAACCTAAATGCTTTACAGCTTCTTCTTGCATTTTTTCTGCTTGTTCTTCAGCTAATCTAACCAACATTGATTTAATATCCATGTTTTCTCCTTATTTTATAATTCCAAATAAAACCGTTAATAAAGCCATACCACCTAACATATAACTACGCCAGTTCTCTAATGCCCTTGTTCTACCATTTGATATCTTTAATTGTTCTTTTATATCAGGTAACTCCCTATTTAGAATTGATTCTATCCTAGCAAGTCTTTCCTTAACATCATATCTATATTTATCTATGGGATCATAATCCATCTTTAATACTCTTTATTTCCATTATTTCATCTCTAAGTTTAGCCATCTTTTCATTATGCTCTATCTTCATTTCTAAAGCTTGTACTCTTAATTCCATCTGATACCAGCCCCAAGCGACTGCTCCAAGTACGCTAATAATATTAAAAATAAACTTTGCATCTAACTTAATGCCGCCCATTGATTCTGCTCATAGAGCCTTTTAATTCTGATACTTGGTTATCAAGGTCATTGATTTCTTTAGTAATAGCATCAAACTTACGATCTAATTTATCATCAGATTGATTCCATCTATTAATTAATTTAATAACCATACCTTCCATATTTTCTAAGGTTTCAGATTGACCTTTATTCTCAATCTTTAAATTTTCCAATGCTTGTTGTTGAGATTCTGATTTTTTAGATAAAGACATTACAAGATAAACAAACATGACTCCAACCACGCCTATCATACCTGCTTCGCCATATACTGCCATAAAATCCATTTTATTTCTTCTTCTTTTTATTAGTTAGTTTTTGATACCACTTTAACTCTTCTTCCATTTCGATATATCTTTGTTGCTCTTCTACAATATGCTTTTCCACCAACTCTGTAATAGTTGTATTAGCTTCATCAAAATTTCTTTCAAGGTTCTTAATGCGAGTTTCAATTTGCCAATACCCATAGACCAGCATTCCAATAAGAACTGCAATTTGACCGAGCCACTTAAGGTTAATGCTAACAATGGCATTATCATCAAGAACAGTAGCACGATAACTTCTGGCGGTATCAGGTTTTTCACTCACTTAACTTCCCAGCCACAAACTGACCAACCAGAATCACATCCAGTAATACTAATCAATATAAACATAATTAATAGGTATGTTATAGCTCGTATTAACAACTTCAAAATCTCCATTATTTAATTTTTTTATTGTATAGTTCATTTAAACCTTTTCAGTTTCGATCTGAACCAATTCTTAATTCTTTGAATTAAAGTAGGTTTTTTATAACCCAGCTTTCTCTTCAATCTTTCTATTCTTCTCACCCTCTGTAAGCTATGCATGTCGCTGTAGAATTTGTATGATTGATTATACCACTAAAATTACCATATAGTATTTCACCTGGAACCATATAGAACCAAGCTGAACTAAGACTATCGCCAATATTAGATGTAACCTTTAGTTGTAAATACTCAACAGCTGCATCACCACCACCCTTACCAAGTGCCTGTATCGCTATCCATGCTCCCTTATCTGGTTCTGATGTATTTGTATTATGCTCTGCAATAAGATCAAAACCATTTTGACCTATAGCAAGCGATGTTGCTTCAGCTGAGGTATATTCTCTTAATCCTTTAGCCATTCTTTACTCCTATTAAACCTTTAAATGCTTAGACACTTCTTTATTCACATGTAATTTAGGAACAATTCTTGAAAGAAGTTCTGCTTTAGTTTCACTAGAACCGTAAGAGATCCCACGTTTATCATAAAAATCTTGTATCTGTGATTTAGTATTAGAATTTGTAGGGTAATCTTCTTGGGATGTAGCAACACCATTTATCAAATGATGCTTGCCTATGATCACCCTACCATGTCCATCACTATGTTTTTTTGCACATTCAGATACATAAAATTCTTCTACTACCTTAAAGCTATTACTCTTCTTTTTAACCTCACCATCTACATCTACAAAGTATGAATAAGCCGAAGGATAAGCCAGGGTTTCCGTAGTTCCATCAGGATAAGTTTTTACACGGGTAGTACCCGGAGTCGTATTTTTATGGACTCTAACGTGATGTCCCTGGCTACACCTTCTTATGATCATACTTCTGCTTCTACCTCATCTAAAAAATCAGATTCTGTTTCAGTTTCCAATGATGTACGAAGCATATTAATAAATGCTTCCTTACCAACTTGTAATTGGTCAGCCATGAACGTATTAGTGTTCTGCTTGTTTTGCAGATCATTTATATGGTTTACCATCATTTTCTGTTCATCAGTCATATCCTCAATAACATACTCTTTGTCATCAAGGTTCAAGACTGGCTTCTGTTCTTTTTCTTTTTTAGCCA